CCTCACCTCTAATAGTCATAGAGTTTGCACTTGCACTAACTACAGGTGTTGAGCCAATGGTTATGGTTGTTGCAGTGGACTTGCCTGTGATTGTGTCTAATACTACTGTACTCATGCTAGGTCTCCTAAAAATACAACTGACACTTCTTCTTGGTCTAATGCACCACCACTACTTGTTTGAAAGCCAAAGAATCCTGCTGTTCCTGTTGCTTTTCCATCACTATCTGACATAGCACCATACCTACTAGCACCACTAGTATTTCCACCAGACATAGGAGTTGCATAATTAGTATTGCCCATATCATTAGCTATAGTAAGAGTATAGTCACCAGTGCCATTATCTGTCGCACTTGTTAAATTAAAACTGTCTCTCAAGGCAAAAGAACTTCCACCATTCAAGTTACACCATGCCTTACCCAACCCTTGCTGTAAGTTAGTAGTTGTTGTTCCACCTTCTCCAACAACAGTCATTGAACCTGCACTTGATGCACCTTTTAGTTTATCAATAGCTATCTCTGATGCACCACCACGAGTTAGATATGTGTCTACCTTTATTGTACTCACGATACCACCAACCTTCCACCATCATTAATGGTCAATGTAATGCCACTGTTTACAGTAAGTGTTCCTGTTACTTGTGCATTTTCTGTGGCAAGTATTGTTATGTTTGTATCTAAGGCTTGAGCATTAGTTCTGAACATACCACCATTCTTAAAGTTACCTTTGAACTCTGCTGTAGGTGTAATTGTTCCTGCAGCCAACTCAAGAAAGTACACAAAGATATTGCCTGTACCACTTGAGGGTGCTGCACTAAATGTCAATGTTGAGCCATCAGGTACAGTGTAAGCTGCACTATCTTGAACAACACCATCAACACTTACAAGTATCTCTTGTACTGAACCTATTGTTCTTCCAAGTGCAAAGGTTGTATCAGAACCATCACCATTGAATCTTACAACAGCAGGTGGAGCTTGGAAGTTAGCAGGTACGTTGTTGCCAATGTATGCCATATTATGTTATCTCCATGATACTTAGTGTGCCACTTAGTTTATCTGCTACGGAGCAGTCTACTGTAAGTTGGTCTGTAGTTTCTAATACAACTTTACTACCTGTTAATATCTCTAGCGATGAACCTACAGGTATTGGTGCATCTTTAACTAGTATGCTTGTTCCATTTGCTGTGTTGTTTGTTACTGCTCTATTAGCTGTATCACTTACTAGCCTAACTGTAGTTGTTACTTGAGAAGTGTTTAAGTTAGTAAGTATTAACCCTAACACGACTGTTGTTGTACTACTTGCTGCTGTATATATAACGTAGGGAGTACCACTTGATGCAGGTTCTGCAGCGAAGTTTACAACTTTAAATGTATTTGCCATTTCTTTTTCCTTTTATATAATTATACTCGGTTTTGCTTTATTTGTCAAGTAAAATCTACACTAGCCTAACGCAATCGCCAAGGCTGTCGCATCGTCTGCAGCACCAATGTATGTTTTAAACACACTTGCATCAGTTCTTTTTATAGTACCTGCATCACTTATTAGTAACTCATCTGTATCTGCAATTCCAGATGCTAATTCAGTTTGTCCTGATATAACGTTATCATTTATATGTTCACTCTCTACTGCATTGTCAGCTATCTTAGCTGCTGTTATAGCATCGGCAGCTATCTTTGCAGTTGTAACTTGTGAATCAGCTATGTGAGCAGTGTCTATTGAACCATCAGTATAATGTTCTGAGTTAATAGCATCATCTGCTATCTTAGCACCTGTTATAGCATCTGCGGCTATTTTAGCTGTTGTTACGTTTGCATCTACAATAGAAGCAGTCACTACAGCATTTGCTGCTAATTCATCTGCACCTACTGCATCATCAGCTAACATAGAGTTTACAATAGCACCTGCACCAATCTCAAAGTCTATAGTGTTATCAGCATCTTGATATGTTACAGTTATACCTGTTTCAGTATTAGAACTAACCATAGCTCCTACTGTATCAGAGATAACCTCTGACAGGTCAATGTTAGCTGTACCATCAAATGATACACCATGAATTGTTCTAGCTGTAGCGAGTGCTGTGGCTGTCGCTGAAAGAGCTACTGCAATATTAGCAGAACCATTAAAACTTGTACCACCAATAGTTCTAGCAGTTTCTAGTACTGTTGCTGTAGCTGCATTACCTGTAGTATCTTGGTTAAGTGTACCTATAACAAAGTCTAGTGTGTTGTCAGCATCATCATAAGATACTGTTATATTTGTTTCAGTATTAGATGATACCATTGCACCGACAGTATCAGATATAGTCTCTGCAAGTGTGACACCACCTATTGTGATTGCATCTGCTTCAAGTGTACCATCAATGTCTGCATCACCTGATACATCTAGAGAACCTGCATCTAACTCACCTGTTAGTGTAATGTTTCTAAACGATGCTACGTCTTTGTTTGCATCTGCTGTTACTACTTTACTTGCAACGACTGTACCTACAGAAGCACCTGTATCACTATAATTTAGTTCTGCTGTAGTTGCAGTTACACCATCTAATAGATTAAGTTCTGTAGCAGTAGAAGTTACATTCGTGCCACCGATATCAAGTGTAGTCATGGATACTTCACCTGCTACAGTAACCACACCACTAGTGAGTGTTAGTAAGTCTGTGTCATCTGTGTGTCCAATAGTTGTTCCGTTTATAACAACATCATCTATGTCTAAAGAACCACCTGTAATTAAACCTGTAGTTGTGATTGTAGATGACCCTGTATCAATAGTACCAAAGCCACTTGTAATACTACCAGAGTTCAATGCACCTACTGTTGTAGCAGCTGTAGTTACAAGATTAGGCATTGCAGTTATTTCATCATCAAGGTAAGCAGCCAAGTCTGTTACTGCTACTTGAACCATAGTTCCGTTGTCATTTAAAACAACTCTATCTGCATCTGCTACAGTTGTTACTGTTGCACTTGTATCACCATCAATTACATTTATCTCGGCAGCTGTAGAAGTAATTGCTGTGCCATTAAAGTTAATTGCATCTAAGTATGCAACACCATCAATGTATATGTCTTTCCACTCTTGACTAGATGAACCTAAGTCATATGTGTTATCTGTGTTAGGTATAATAGAACTGTTTACATCTGCACCAAACACAACATTGTCTGTGGCAGCATCACCCAATGTCATTGTACCACCATTAAATGTAGTTGTACCTGTAACAGTTAAGTTGCCACCTATACCTAAGTTACCTGATATGTCAGCATTACCATTCATATCAATGGTAGTGGCTGCTATCTGTATCTCTGTGTCAGCTACAAGGTCAAGTTGTCCATCGGTACTTGAATTGATGTATATAGCTGTATCTCTGAATTGTAACTTCTCTGTAGAAGCAATAAGTATGTCATCACTAAACTCAAAATAATCCTCGTCTTCTTTCCATAATAATACACCGTCATTTGATTCACCATCAAATGTTACAGTTATGTCTGTATCTGCTGTACCTGCTCCTAATGTAAGTGTGTTACTTAACAGCTTACTTATAGGACCACCTTCATTAGCAGTGCCATCGTGAGTATGTCCTGAACTAGCTTGGAAAGCTGCTAATAACTGATTAAACTCATCATTGGTATGAGCAGCAGTTATAACGTCTCCATCTGTATACGAGGACTGTCTTGTGTATGTAGCTCCCATTTATCTTCTAGCTCCTAACTGATATTCTAACTGAAATCCTTTAAGTGAATATGGTGCAGTTGTGCCACCATCATTTACTCTTAGTGCAACAGCAAATCCTGAACCCTCTACTGCTTGTCTAACTAACGGTTGTGAAGCACCCCCATATGTAGGTACTCCATAAGTTGCTGTACCATATATAGCAACAATATCTCCTGAATCTAATGGATATGCCGCAGGTCTAGGTGCAGATGCTGCTTCATAATCATATCTTACAAATAAATCAGCATCTATTGCTGCTTCAGGTTTATAATTAACAACAACCCTTTGCATATGCTTTCTTATTCCGGGGTCATTAAAAGTTAAATCAGGACTTCTATATTTACCTGATATAACTGTGCCATCAAAGTCATTGCCTGATTCTTGTCTATATACATAACCATTTCCGTAAGCACCATGTAATACTATGACATTACCTTCTGATACAAAATGGTCTGTACTGGCAGGTTTAATACCACGTATCTCTGCAAACTCAAACTTTTGTCCTCGCATAACACATATGATACCTTTTGTTAATGTTTCATCTGTATTAGTTTTAGTAAAGAATATTCTGTATTGTGTCTTGTCAGGTATAACTATACTATCAAACTCGGATGCACTAGAGATGTTATCATTAAAAATAGGTTGCACATTAGAACTTATAGTACCTAACTCAACGTCACCGATTCTAGCTGTACCTGCAATGGTTCTTAAACCATCAGGACCTAAGAATATTAAGTCACCTGCAAATTCTTGAATTGTATCACCGTTAATACATCCTATATCTCTTGTTACATCTGTTACTGCAAAGTTAGAACTTGAACTACCTGTTAATTTAAAT